AGAATAATCTGAAGTTATACTAGAACTACCATCTTTTAAAGTGTACCATCTTTGTCCTGCTACTGTAGGAACAGTAACATTTCCATAAAAAGGGTCTGTACCTCCACTAACTCCAGCACTAAAAAATGGTAATTCTGGTTCTGCATTTGCTATATCAAATAATGATTTATTTATAGCATCTTTAACAAAAGATTGTATACCTGTAGCTGAAGCAAATGTTCCAGATGTTAATACTACTTCATTAAGTTCTCTAAGAACTTCATTGCTCAAGTCTAGATATGTTGTAGCCATTATCTACCTACTTTTTTCTGTGCTGCTTTGTGTGCTTGTGTAAAAGTTTTACCTTTTTTCATCATGTTAGCCATCATTTTCATATGCTTACCAGTATGATGAACAGAATGTTTTTTCATTGTTTCTTGTTGTCTAGTAGTTAAACTTGATAAATCTGCACCTTTTACCATTACTTTTTTATTAGTTGTTTTTTTAGGCATTTTCTTTTTAGCAGGTCTACCTCTTTTACTACCATATGTACCCGGTCCACTTGGCATAATTATTCTCCTTTATTTATTAATTTTAATTAGGTTTAGCTTGTGGCATTCCACCATCAACGTACATCATTCTACCCATACCAGCTTTTTTTCTTTTCATCATCATTTCTGTACCCATATTGGCTTTTTTTCTTTTCATCATTTCGATGCCATTACGAGCTTTTTTTCTTTTTGGTCCGTACATTTATTTCTCCACTTTGTTTTTTTCGTTATAGTAACCCGGTCTTAAACTTTCATTATAACCAGCCATATCTTTACACATCTCTTCTTTTTCTTTTATAGATTTGTAATATTTAATATTTCCACTAGGTCTAGGATTACCAGTTTCTTGTTGTTCATATTTATCCATATTTATCCTTTAAAAATGGAGGAGTCCGAAGACTCCCCCGAATGATTATTCTTAATCAATACCGTAGAAAGCACTTACTAATGCTTCAGGTCTAAGAACTTTTGCTCCATAAACATGAAGACCTCTCACGATGTCGCCAAAAGAACTTGGGTCTCTTAGGACTTCTGTTGAAAGGATTGTGTTAGCAGTTGCAGTAGAACTGATATGACCACCCATACATTTACCAGCAGCATTAGATGTTGAGGCAATGTTGTTAGATTTGTACATATCAAATCCTCTTAGTTTTCCACTAGATACTAAACCATTTCTAATTGAACCTTGACCTGCGTTGAAGTCTACAGATAGCAATTTAGAAGAAGCTTGACCTAATACTTCGTAGAAGTCAGGACCAGCAACGAACCATCTTCCTTCTTCAGGAACACTTTGTTCGTCTAATAGTCTTGCCATTCTAGCTAAAACATCAATTGGGTCATGCTCACCTGATGCAAAACCTATGTCAAGGTTACCAGTTCCATCAAATGTACCGGCAGCTAAGTCGGTAGCATTGTCAGCACCTAACACATGGTCTGGTGATGAACTAGAAACTCCTGAGAACATAGTTGCGATAACAGCAGCATCATATGAATCTCTTAAAGCGTAAGCTGCAGAACTTGAAGCTACTTCTTTAAAGTTTACATGTGACATATTTGTTTCAATATCATCTACGATGAATTTGAAAGCTTTAGCACTATCGACAACCAATGTAAGTTCTTGGTCAGTTAGTTTAGTTGCAGTAGTATCACTACCTCTTGTATAATCAGAGACAGAGATAACTGGTTCTTTGATAATCTTTACTGAGTCTCCGAAAGCAGATATTTCACCAGCATAGTCGGTGTTTGTAATAGCTTCTACAACCGAGGATTTTCTAAAGAAGTTTAGAACCTTTTTAGAGTATATCGAAGGTAGGAAGAAACTATTAGCTTGTCCACTTACGGAGTTAGCAAAGTTAGCATTAGTATCGGTTGAGGGTTCAAAAAATTGAGCCATGATACATTCTCCTTTATGTTATATAGTTTACTTTATGATTCTGCCTTCTTGCATAGCATTTGAAATTTCCTCTTCGTACTTATCAAACTCATTCATGCTCATGGCAGCAATCTCCCTTTCAGACCATACTTTCTGTTGCTTTGGTTCTACACTTGTAGTTTTAGTAGATACCATATCTGCAGCAGATTGTTTAGTCTTTTTAGAAGATGACTTAGTCTTTTCAGTCTCTATACCAAAATCTTTTTTAAATAAATCTAAAGCTCTTGAAGCTAAATCGGCATCTTCAGCATTTGAATAAATCCATTTTTGAATTGATTCTGGTTGCTCTTTTGCCCATGTATGAAAGTCATCGCTGTTTCTAATATCTTCAAAATCAGGGTGTCTATCATATAATCTTTTTTCTGCATCTTTTCGCACTAAATCTTGTTCTCTTTGTTGAAGTTTACTAAGGCGTTCTTCTAGAACTTTTGCTTTAGTTTCACTTTGCATATGAGCAACAGTCTCTACTACTTCATAAACATCAGGATAATTTTTTTTAAACTCTTCTAATTCTTCTTCAGATTTTGGAGCTTGATATTCAGTTCTATTTTTAGTAGCTTCATCTATCAACTCTTGTTCTCTAATTTTAAACTCATTAAGTTTACTATCATAATGTTTTTTTAAATCGTCATACCTTTTTTTATAGTTAGGTCTTTTATAAGGTTTATCCTTATTAGCATCTAACTCTTCGGTATTAACGCTTCCTTCAGGTTCAATATTTGTAATATCATTACTGTTAAAAAGTTTATTTCTTTCAGTAGGTTCTTCAAAATATAAACCTTCATTTGCAGATACAAAATCTACTTTATCTTCATTGTGCCAAGATTTATTTTTATTATAAGGATTTGGCGTTTCCTCTGTTTGGACTTCATTAGTCATTTTCTTTACTCCTTACTCAGGGCTTCATTCACAAGGTAGCTCTTTGTCGACAAGAGGGCTTGTTGTAAAGGTAGCCTTTCTGGTTTAAATATGATAAAGTGCCTACGCTAATAGGGTGGCTTTATCCCTTATTGGTATCTAGGATTAACTGACATCATGTTTTTCTTTAACTCATCACGAGCTATATTAGAATCAATAGGTCTTCCAAATTGGTCAACTCTTGATTCTTCTTCTTCCATTGTGCCACCTATCTGCATACCTTGTCTTTCATCTGCTTGAGCTTCAGCATCTTTCATCATACGCATCAATTCAGATGCTCCGATTTCTTCTGTAGCTTTTGCAGTAAAGACAAATTCTCCATCCGATAACCTTGCAGGTATCGAATCAGAGACTCCTGAACCCGGTCCTTCAACAGGACCAGACCCAGCAAATTCTGAAGCAACTTCTAATACTTTATCAAATAACATTGATAGTTGCTCATCTTGTTCTAGTTTTGACATAAGCATTTCTTCTTCTTGTTCATCTAATGCTTCATCAATTATGAAATCTAAATAATTATCTTCCATTTGTTCATCAGGCATCATAGGTTGATTCATAGCCATTTCCATCTGGTCATCTATAGAACCTCCTACTTGTTTTTGTTTTCTTAATAATTCAAAATCTTCTCTATCTATTTCATTATTATTATTAAGGTCTATTTTTTTTTGATTGCCTGTTAATTCTTTCATTATTTCTCCTTGGCTCTTCCTATATTAAGTGCAAACCAATCAATAACTTTATAAGCTTTACTTACTAAATTATCATCATGTGGAGTAGGTGTCATAGCAGCAATCATGGAACATATAGAAACTATCCATGGTACTACTCCTACTATTTTTAAAATTGTATCTAATAAATCTAACATTATATCTCCTTTTGTCTATTTATTGCTTCTTTAATTTGGTCCGGTAGTTGCTCTAAGCGTACCAGAAAACTCACTTTCCCCTGCAACCGGTACATTTCCTGTTCCGATGTTGCCACCACCAGTTCCTGTAACGCCAAGTTCTTGAGGTTGTTGAGGTGTTCCTTGAAGTCCACCCATTGTGGATGGTTCACCAAGGGATTGAGTTTCATTGCCATTTTCTTGTCCAGCATTTTGCATTCCTATTATCTGTGCCATTATAGCTGCTTCTTCAGGGTCATTGAGTATTTCATCAGGGTCTAAATCTAAGCTATAAGCAAGTTCACTTACAAGTTTAGAAATCTTAACAAATGGTGCAATAGCTGGACTTTGTGCAGTTTGTAAGAACATAGTAAGTCTTTGACTTCTAACTTCTTTTTGCATCAAGCTATTTGTACCAGTAGCTTTAACTTCTAAATCTCCTTCAATATCTAAATTACCTTCATGAAATTGCATGTTCCATTGAAAGTAAGATTCTCCAAGTGGTTTTAATAAAAAGTCATCTAAATTTTTAATAACTGTTTTTATATTTAAACTAGATGCTCCAAGTAACATAGACATTCCAGATGCAGTTCTTGTCATACTTTGTACTCCTGTTTGCCCATGAGAGTAACTAGGTATTCCTGTTTGTTCATCTGCAAGTTGTCTAAACTTATCAAACATCATTAAGTTTTCTTGTGATGTATTAGGAAACTTTAATCCATGTATTGCTTGTCCGGGCATTCCTGCTTGTCTTCTAAATATTTTACCCGGATATATTTCCATTGATTGTCCACCAACTAAAGCAGACTCATCAACATCAAATACTAATGAACCAGACATAGCTAAATTATCAATAGCCATTCTTGCATGACCATTCATAATTTGCTGTGAATCATCCATATTTTCTGCTACACCAATACCAAAAAAGTTATATGGATTTCTTTCATATGGAAAAGAATGATAAGGTATTCTGTATGGAGTAAAAGGATTTATTACAGCTCTTAGTAATTTATCTCCACATATCCATGCATTAATTTGTACTTCATCTAAATCATCTATAGAATCATCAAGTTCTATACCAACTTCTCTTGCATACTCAGCATCCATAATACCCCAGTATTCAAGCACTTCAAAGTTAGTTTGATAATCTTCTTCTGCTCTATTATCATCTTTTAATGCATACTCATAATCTTTTTCTACATAATTAGCACCCATTTGAATAGCTTCACGAATAGCATCTTCATTAAAATATGGCATATTCCGTAGTTGTCTTAGTTGACTACGATTCATTTTATGTCTATGAACTATGTATTCACATTCATCCATAGTAGTGCCAGAAGGGTCAGGATAAAAATCCCAACAACTTACAAACTCTATTCTAGGAACTCTAACTTCTAATGGATTATATTTTCTTTCTCCATCTTCATCTATATTCCATTTATGTAATTTTTTATTAAAATTAAATGGTCCTTTTACAATCCCTGTACCAAGTAAAGCAGATTCTAAAAGAGCATTTCTTATTTCTGAAGAACCGTTAGATTCATCTATTTGGTCATGGATAAGTTTTTCCATTCTTCTTGCAGCTCTTTGTGCAGGAGATAGTTCTAATTCTTGTGGATTATAACTTACACCATTTGATAAAATACCTACATCTTCTGCTTGGTCTTCAAGACTATCTTCAAATAATCCATTATAAAAAGTAGCTCCGGGTTTTAAAACTTTACCATCACCTTCATAACCAACATTATAAGGATTATCTATTCTATTACCTATGTCATCAGGTATTTCACCTTGAGTTGTTTCAATGCCAGGATTAGGATTAGATGTATCTAAATGTGCATAGTCTGTTTCACCTTCTGGTATTTTTGTTTCTGCTATTCCTATAGGAAATTTACCAGTTCCAAATATAACATCTACTAATTGACCAAAAGCTGCTAATACTTTTGTTTTAGTTATTTTAACAAATACTCTAGATTTTTCAGATTCTCTAAATTTAACATTTTTAGCATATAAACCTCTATAGTTTTCATATGCTTTTATCCATCTTTTTTCTGCAAAATCTCTGGCATTTTCTGCTTGAGCATATCTACCTTTTATAATACCTATAAGATTACGCTGTTGTTCTTCTTCTAAATTTAATGTTTTTCCAGCTTCACCTTCTACATCTTCATAAAGATTATCAGCATTTAAAAATGTATTTTCTTCCATATTAATAACCAAATGTAGTATCTAAAGGTTTATACATTTCTCTTTTTAATCCTCTAATTCTTTCTAGTGGACTATCCATTCTTGGTCTGCTCATAATCATATAACGCAAAGCATCATATGCATGGTCAGAAGCATGAGTATCTACATCTTCTGGATTAGTTTTAGATAATGGTATAGACTGTAATTCTCTTATTAAGTTTGGACATGTATTAAATATTTGTAACTTAGGTCTTCCATTCTCTCTAATCTTTAAATACTCATGTAATTGTATTTTACCTTGTATTCTATTTTTGTCAGCTCGTCTTAACTTATGACCAGCTCTTACTAAACTTTCTCCGACAGTAGGACCAGTTGTTCCTGTATTTGCCCATGCTGCAGTATCTAAAACACCACTAACAGAAAAAGGGTCTTCTGTCTCCATATCTGTTATTATACTAGCTAATTCAACTCCTGTCAAGCCTTTTTGATATAATTCTCTATAAATTATTAAAGTATTGTCATTTATATCCATTATTCCCCATAGACAACAACTTTCTGATGCATATCCATAGTCAATACCTTTTACTCTTTCCCAATGAACTGGTAGTGCAAATGGGGTAATAACATGTATATTTGGGTCAAATTCTGTAAATGCTGCACCTTCTGCTACATCCCAGTTACCTTCTAGTAATTGTTGTCTTTGTGTTGGTGGTAAAGATTTAAGCATTTGTTCATATACTCCATCCTCTGCAAGATATGGATTATCTGCTAATTTAGCTGGTATAAATTTTCTAGTTAATCCATCATTACCTATAAAACTTTTATTATACTCATGAGAATCTACATATCTTTTTTTAACCCAATGAGAACCTACACCACCGGGGTTAGCTGTACATCTTAAATAAGTTTTTATTTCTGGGTCAGTAGTTCTTAAACGAGAAGCAAGATAGTTCCAACTAAATTCTGTAGGTAAATGAGTTATTTCATCAAACCCTATCCAACTATATGCTTGTCCTTGATATCTATATACATCTGCATCTCTTTCTAAGAATCCAAACTCTATCTTTGCACCACTAGGAAAGTTCCAAAGTTTTTCTACTTCTCTAAATTTAGCACCGGGAAATGCTTGTGGATATAGTTCACGAGACTTGTCAATCATCTCACGAAGTTCTGGCATGGACCTTCTTAATATTAATGCTCTGTGTGCTTTTTTGTGAGCATAGCGTAGTGGGTCAACCAACATTGCATATGATTTACCACCACCTGCAGCTCCTCCATAAAGAACATCTTTTTCATCAGCAGCTAAAAAGTCTGTCTGTGGTCCTTCGTTAGCATGAAAAATTACATTACTTTCTTGTAATACTTCTTTAATAGAAGGAGATACTTGCTCTAATTGTTCTTCAGTTACTATCTTAGATGTAGTTTTTTCTGTAGCCTTTTTAATTACTTCTTCTTCATTTTTAATTTTAAATTCTTTATAGGCTATTTTCTTTTTAGCTTTTGCTAATTCTTTTTTTTGTTTGTTTAGTTTTTGTTTTCTTCTTTGTTCTGGAGAGTACTTATATTTTACTTTTGGCTGTGGAGTTTTTTGTACGATTTGAGATAATCCTACATGACTTATTTTTCTTCCTGTTTCTTCTGTTATAAGCTCTGCTGCTTTTCTTAAAGAATATTCTTGATTAAGTACAGACTGTATATACTTATTTAGTATTTTTAATTCAGATTCTATAGGTTTTAGATAACCTTCAATACTACTTAGCTTGTAACCAAAAGGAATAGTTACACTTTTTTTCTTTATATATCCTTCTGGTATGTTAGACACTATCTAACCTTTCTATACTTTCTTGTTTTTCTTGCTGTCTTTTTTGGTTGCTTACTATGTTGCTTTCCTTTTCTAGTATCTTCTCGTTTTTTTCTTGTTGATGCAGCATATTCAGCCGATGATAATGCCTTAATCGCCTTCTCCGGGAGATACCTCTCACCCGTTTCCGAAGATTTCTTCCCACTCTTCGTTCTCCATTTTTGTTTAGTCCAAGCTCT